TGCCGAATGCATTAAGGATACCTCTTGCCAGATCATCCATCTGACCGTTGAATTTATTCAGATCGCCAGAATTGGTAACGAAGCCATTCTCTAAAAGTCGATAGCTATATCCTCTTGCGGCCGCCCTGTTCGGGTTGGCGAGGTCACTTCTCGGAACGATATTTTTTGCACGCCCCGGGAAGAACGAGCCGATAAAGCTTGCCAGTGCCGTGTCATACTGGTCTGCGCTGTAAGCGGAATTGATAATAACATGACCGCCCTTTGCCGAAGCTCCTGCGCTGTCCATGTGCAACTCTAATATCTGCCAATCTTTCGGAATATTAAGGCTCATGATTCCATTGTCTGCGTACCAGTTCCGGTTCATGTCAGCGACGGTGACATTTCCACCGCCTAATGCTGATAATCTGGAAGCGAGCGCACGTACACGCTCTGCCTCCGTATATCCATATCCTACTGCTCCGCAATCACCGGCGCCATGACCAGCGATAATAAATAAATGTGCCATAGTATCTCTCCTTTCGTCTTTACGCTATCTACTCAGCTTTATTTAACTGTTTAAACACCTGGTTTACATAATTACTAAGTCCCGCAACCAGAATGCCCTGAACAATTGCTGTGAAAATTGCCATTGCGATATTTTGTGTACCTTTAAGGTCGCAAGTTGCAACAACATAGATTCCGCAAACTACAACTCCAACAACTCCAAGGATTGCCGGAATGTATTTGTCCGCTACGGTTTCAGATTTTTTTAGTCCGATTCCGATAAAATACAGGACAACTGCCACGACAACAAGCTCTGGTTTTACATAATTCATAATCTGTTCCATAATATCAATCTCCTTTTTTCTTGTTTAGATGAAGGTCTTTAATCTCTTCATACATCTTTGTTCCAGTTCCGTTCCCGCCTAATTCGTGATACGATTCGTACATATCACAAAAATTTTCAAATGCGTAAGGTGGGATAGAACCAAGTTCCATGTATTTATCATGGTACTCAAACAATTTTACTTTTAAGAGAATCATCGTTCCCTTGCTGTTTGCATCTCTGTAATGCTTCTGGTTCTTCAACAGCCAGATGATATAACCTAGCACAATAGGAAGAATCAACGTATATGTCTGCATCAAAAATTCTTTCACTGCATCTGTCTCTCTTTCTTTTTCTATGCAATAAAATAAGACCTCTCGGTCTCGCTCTGATATCCATATTTTCTCCATTAAAAAAGACAGCTCCGAAGAGTCTGCCTTTTGTCTGTTATTCTGTTATAATTTCTTGCCACATCTCGGGCAGTAGTTAATCGGTATATTCATTTCCATCATGTTTTCTTCACCGCCGTAATCCGATACACCAATGTGTAATACGCTTTGTTCATCCACTTCGCCACCAAATAACCACAACTCCAACCGCTTTACCGGATCTCCTTTAGCAAGTACCACCGGACGTGCGCCCAACAGATTGCTCATATCCTTTTTGCCAAAGAGTACCTTTCTACTACAAAATTCACATTTCTCCATTTTCATTACCTCTCTGATATTTTTATTTTGATTGTATCAGATAATGTAATGGTTAAGATATTTTCAGGAGAGTTCGATGTTTTTCGATACCTCACTTTCAAAAACTATAATTCCTCGCGCAATAATTCAATCAATTCGGAGAGTGTCATTTTTCCTAATTCCATTACTTTTCCAGCACCTCACGAATTGCTTCAAGATCATCTACTGTAAGTGCTGGATAATCTGCCGCAATATCCTCAAAAGACTCTCCGTTTTTAAGACGGATTTTAAATGCTCTTACCATGATTTTCAATTTAAGTGTACTAAGTGTTTTCATTATGCTTCTCCTCCAATCAAATCAGCCATCATTAAAATGATATCGTCTGTAGTTGCTTCTAGTATGTCGATGCGCTCCGCATCAGTTCTTTTAGGTTCATTCCCATAATTTAGATATTTTTCTGGGTTCGCTTTTACATCGGCTAAGTCTAGCGTTCCAGTAGGTTCGGAGATTTCTTTGTAATCATATTCATGATAGGTCTGTTCCTCTTCTTGTCCCTCGGGAATCTCCTTCACAATGTTCTCATTCAGACAGATATAGACATAATCAATTCCATCAATCTGTCTAACAGTAACACTCTCTTGTGTAGTGTCGAATCTTGCTTTCATGCGATATCACTCCTTTACAAATTTGAATCGTTTTGTTCGCGTTGTATCTTCTTTTTATATTGTAGCTGTCCGTATGGTCTAAGATGCCTTTGTATGACATGCACTTCCTTGCAAGCCATATTGGAATCTTCTTCCTCTGCTTTACAAGGGATTGTGCTTTCTTGTACGACCGCCTCACTCTTAAGAAAACTCTTCTTCTAATTGTGATATGTTGTCTATATATGCGGACACCCATAATATCAATGAAATGACCGTCATCTTTGCGTTTTGCGATTGTTGTATATACCATCCAACTATCTTTGATTTTCAATCCCATCTCATCTGCTTTCTGAATAATCAGCTTCATAGCTTTGTGAATGTCTTTTGCGTTCGTTCCAAGAATAAGGATATCGTCCATGAAGAAAAGTTGATGCTTGACAAGATTTACTCTTTCTATTGTTCCGTTTCTCTTCTTTCTGATACGATACATATTCTCCGCTATTTCATGGTAGATTTGAGACAAGAATAAGTTACAAAGATACTGGCTTAAATACGAACCAATACTCAATCCAGTGTCAAATGTCATGATTAACATCTCTATCAATTCGAGTAGCGGTTCATTCTTAATGTATTTCCGAAGAAATTCCATTAATTTGTTTCTGTCTATTGATGGATAGCATTTGCTGATATCGCATTGACCAGCGTATCTGATATCTTTATTTCTCATCCATCGTTTTATTGCTTTGATACCGTAGGATTGACCTTTTCCACGTAGTGCCGCGCATTGGTATTCACCAATTCGCCTAAGAAAGTCTTTCATAGCTTCTACTGCGATATAATCGTAGATTTGCTGTTTAATGTTCTGAATTCCGATTCTTCGCACTTTCTGACTGGAAGCGTCAATCTTTTCTCTGTACCATATTGGTTGAAAGTGAATATTGCCTTGAATGATTTCTTCACGTACTCCGTCAACCACTGTTTCAACCATCGGTTTCATTCCGTTTAATCCGAACTCATTGAACATTCCTTTAATAGTGTCTGTCGGAAGTCCAGTGTATTCAGAAAACATCGTCAATGAATCTCTTCTTTTGTATTTCTTTTTAAGGCATTTGTATACTGCCTTTTGAATCAGTTTTCTGTCTGTTATATCGATCGTTTTGCAATACGTCTTCATCGATTGTCTTTTTAAGGGTTTTCGGTTTGCACTACTAACCCCGGCAGATAGGCGAACCCTATCCGTCCTTACTCCTTTCGTCAAAAATAAAAGTTTCAGTAGGTCTATAAAAAGTATTTCGGGCATCTGTCCAAGAGCCTTTACGGGCTACACTCTTTACGAGTGCGAAATACGACGCAAGGATTTATATATATTAGAAATTAACAATTTCAGCCGAGGTAATTCCAATTCGTCCTGTCAAGCCTGTTCCTGCAATTCACGTACGCTGAGCCAGCATTCGACCCATTCCTGAGATTACCGCGTGCGCCGTAAGTCCTTTTATTTTTGTCGGTCGTATTAGGGGCGATCCCCTCTTTCCTAAAGGAAATTCACCCCCAACGACCTCTTCTTAATCGCAGCCGAGGGAAGACCAAGACGCCCTGACAAGCCTGCCCCAGCAACCCACGAACGCAGAGCCAGCAGACGACCCAGCCCTGAGATCACCGCCTTGTAAATATTCTCGCATTCCAGATGTAGTTTTACCGCCAGCATATAACATATCTGCGAAGCCTTGTGAATTTGACGAACCTTTTGCAGATGGAAACCATGCGCCAGTATCAACATCTACAGCAACATCACCAACCCAAAAATCCGAACCGTTTCCGTCGGGATTTGCCGGGATTGTACCAACACACGTATATGTGTTTCTAATCGTTGCATCAGAAGAACTGTGTGCTACACCCTTTGGTGCAACATACACTTTTTTGCTGTAATCGCTTTGGAAATCCATTACTGTATCAGATGCGATCATGTATCCACCGACAGCGTATTCACGGCCTTGAACTCTGTACGGATGCTTGCCATCTGTATTAGAACCGAAAGAACCGTCATGTCTGCCAATAACTGCATCTGTGCTTCCAGACCACCAGTGCATTGAAGTAATCGTGATAGGAGCATTTACTGTATCGGATAATTTAATCGGCATGGTGTTAAATCCTGTTTCGATATCCAAATAGACCGCTTTATTATTTGCGTCAAGGGTTTCAATTTTAAGTACTTTTACATCATCTGCATATTTATGAATATTCGCTACTCCACGGTCATTATTTACACCGTTCTTTCCGTCATTGAGCTGACCGTAACCAACTGATACATAAGAGCCAACAAGAATGTTCTGCGCCTGTGCGTTTGTAACCGGGAAATACGTATGTGCATCAGCAGATTCGATGGAAGCAGAGTATTGGAAACTGTATCCTGTGCATCCTTGGAATAAACTCTGACTATTCTTTGTAGCACCTTTGATGATGTTGAAAAGAATCTGAAATGTATTTCTTTCTGAACCAGCACCTAAATGGCCTTTACCTTTTTTCTGATAATTCGTAATCATATTGTTATGACTCTGATTTCTCTCAGGTTTTAATCCAGGCTGACTTCTTGGCAATCCGTCAGAAGCGATACCAGAAACATAAGCAGAACCAATACACCACGGAGTAATTGTTCTGTCTGCACGCTTACATTCTGTCCACGGTTTTAATTTATATTTTTCGTTTGGTGTGTCAGAGATCGTTACCAAATCGTACTCTGGATTTGATGCGTCCCAATTCCACCAAAAACTCATCTGCATAGCACCAACATCAACGCTGCCTGTTTCTTGATAAGTATCATCATATTCTGTAGCAATCGGATATGCCGTGCCATCATCATAACGCTTGTAATTACAATGCACCCAGTCAAAAAGAGGGTGATTGCCATTCAGATAATCGTCCTTACCCTCGGTTGTATCAGTGGACGGAACAAATTCCAATCCAGCATTGTCTAACAGTTTCTCTCCACTAGATGTTGGATTGGTTGCGAATTTCCAGATTTTTGTCTGATACACCTTTCCAGTTCTGCGGATATTATAAAAGTCTTTAATGGCTGATGCGTGTGGAGTGTTGTTGTGAATGTCTTTCATTACACTCTTCAAATCAGTGATATCTTCCTTTAGCAAAATAATGTCGGCTTTATTCTTCGCAATCTGCTCGGCATTTCCTCCTGCCGCTCCGCCGGATCCACCGTTCTTAAGCGCTTTCATCGCAATCGCCTGTGTTAAAAAGTCGTTCATTACTGCCATTCACCCCATTTCCCATTTGCTCCAACAAGCGCTATATCCAAGCTCGCCGTAATGCAGCTTGATCCGATGCCAATCGGATAATCTATGCCAAGCCCAGTTACCTGTTCGCAATTTGTTGGGAGCGTGTCCGAAGTTGAATCTGCAATCAAGTGGACTCTTATAGATCCGTCTGGTAATCGTCTTTCTACGTCTAGTACTTTAATCATGCTATCTCCTCCTAATATCCAAATCTCGCAATATTAGTATCATCTGACCAACAGCCGAATGTATCGTTATCGCCATAGGCTCTGACTCTTACCGTAGCTCCGTCCATACCATCTGCAATAAAATCATCCGTGTAATTAGTGCTGTAAAATGCTGTATAGGTCGTATCGTATTCTTTCCACGTTCCGTCAGCTTTTGTGATACGCACTTTGTAATATGTTACATTTTCAACTTCTGACCATTTGACTGCTGCATAAATATAACTAAAATACCTTGACTGGCTTTTATAGTACGATGCATACTCCACTGTCGGAGTAGCGAGGATGCATTTCTCAATCCAGTTTTTTGCGGCGTTGTTGATGGCTTCTTTCAAGGCATCATCTGGTTGAAAAGTAATATCTGGGATTTCGACAGACGGTGGTTTAAGTGGTGGCGTACATGCCGATACCGGTACGGCACTGGAAAGAGCCAGTGTGAGTGCGCAGATGATAGCTGCTAATTTTCTTCTTTTTCTTTTCATGTTGATTCTCCTATTCTTTTATTCTCCAATCGCAATCCAGTCGTAGGTATCGCCCTCTGTGAGCGCGGACATATCTTCATCAGCTTTTGGCGTGTAAGTTATGGTTCCTTTATTTATTGCAACTGTACCGATACTGTGGTTATCCACCGAGTTGTAGCCAACTCCGATAAATCCAGCTATTCCGCTTAATTTTCCGTCCTTATACACCAACGATAAGATTCCGTGTTTAGCATTACTGCTCGGAAATTTTCTCGCCATTATGAATCTCGACACATTGCTAAGTCCAGTTTCAATCGCTTGGCCATTCATTCCTTTTCCGGTTATTGTTCCGTACTTGACCTCGCTAGTTACCAGCGTTCCTGTAATTTTCACGCCATTGCTTGACGTAAATGTTTTTCCGACTCTTACATCTGACGCTTTTGCATCTCCATAAATACTGCCTGCCTCGTTGTACACAACCGTTTTTTTAATGTCTCCTTTTAACAGTACCGGTTTACTCGTGTCTGCAAGAGAGACTTCAATTGTATGCTTAAGCACCGGCATTGTACTCTGACCATAGTTCGGAATGATTATTGGTGTGGATGATAGTTCCGTTTTTTTGTAACTGCTTTAATTTCATTTTTGCTCGTCAACGCCCCTTCAATTTTCTTTCCATTCACATAGGCGCTCTTTCCGAGTTCAATGCTGTCTGCATCCGCATTCGCATCAGACGTCAATATCCCGATAAAATCCTGTCCTCTTGCTTCCAGTTCTGCCGGCTCGAAGAGTTCCTCACCCTCTAAAGCATTTCCGGTAGCAAAAGTGGTATGCCACTCTCTTTCCGTGCCTTTCTCCCTTACACAGACTGCAAATCTAACACTGCCTTTGTGCGAGGTGACTTTTCTTTCCAGCACCCACTCAAAAGTTACATTGTCTCCGGAAGCCGTAATGTTCTGGACAGTGTATCTGTCTTTTCCGGACTTTTCGCCAGATGCATTCTGCACATTGATATAGACGTCCGATTTCGTCAGATCAATGTTGTCCCCAACGATTTTCTGGCATCTAAAATACTTTCTTGCACCCTCATTGTCATTTTCAACGCCCAAAAGGTTTTCTCCTGCCGGAACGATAATACTGCGATCATCCGCGTTGATTTCCAGATATTTAATCTCTGCCATAGTCCACCTCCTAATCTACCGGAATAAAGATTCCTCTAATTGTCACACCAGTCCACGATCCGCCATTTTTAAAGGCAGATACATACAATTTATCGCTGTTCTGGCATTTGCCAAAAAAAGTCGAGGATAATTTATAATAGTTGCCATTGCATCCCATGTCGACTTCATTTAGCTTGCAAGATACTTCCTGGCTGTATTGTTCTCCGTTGACGGCTGACACTACATTTAGCGCAAATGCATATGTAATTCCAGCTTTCAGTTGGCTCAGGTCAAGCGTTGCAGTCTTATAAGCGTCGGAATCTGTACCCTGCGCAGTGGTATTGATAAATATCGTCTCTCTGTTGGACAAGGTGCTTTTTACACCGTCTACTTCGGTGTCGAATTCCGCTGCGGATCTCCGGACCGTAAACAATCTCTTAACATCCGCAATGGTAAGTCCGTTGATCTCAACCTGATACAGTGGCATATCTGCCGTCAGATCACCACCCTGAATATCTCCAGACGTATAAGACGGTACCGCCGGATTGCTTTCGCTTGGCGTGCCCTGGATAACCTTAATCTCTACCGCCTCAACCTTTGAGCTGGTATTCTTGGTGTATCTTGCCACGATAAGGTCAATACGTTTCATTCCTTGCGAGCCATTTGCAATCGTGACAGAATTTGTCGTATTCTTTTTGATTGATGCAGCACAGCCCTGATGGATAAGTACTCCGTCCGTGATCCGGATCTCATTGTTTGAGATGACCACCGCATTAAGCTGCTGTCCGGTCTGCAAGACGCAAGAGCCTTTTCCGAAAATACCGATATTGATATCTCTGTCCTGCTCTGCCGTGACATGTGCTGCGCCTGTGTAGCCTGTAATGATGTCCATTTATTACTCTCCTTCCAATTTATACTCTATTTTTTCTTTCCCTCCGGAAAGTTTCCAAATCTTCCTTCCGATTGGTTTTTTCATAATCACACCTGTAAGATAGTCTCTTCCGCCTACGATATCGCCAATATCGACATTTCCTTCAATTTTTTCCATCGTCATATCGTACTCGGTCTTATTCATCAGTTCGTACAATTTATCTTTTCCGCCTTTTAACAGGTCGTCTTGCTCTGCTCCGGAGCTGTCATACACCGCTTCTACCTCATCTATCCCTTTGTAGTATTGCGTCTGTCCGACATTTCCGGCAGAGTCAACATACAAGTGGATTACCATGCGATCTTTTAATTCGCCCTTCCCAAGACATATCAGATGGTTAACTCCGTTTCTACAAATGTTGACTTTAAAATCAATATCGCTGTCGCTAGAGTATTCGCATTCGGAAGAGTAGTCTGTGATCGGGACTGCCCTCACCTGCACATGACCGGCGTTTTCTTTTTCCGCCTGGATAAATTTAATCTCCATCCGGTATCCGACAGACTGCAGCATTTTCCGCAGTCCGTCATGTAGCGTACAGTATCTGGCGAATTGATAGTTTGTAACCTTTACGCCGGTATCTTCGTCCGCACCAGTAAAAGGCCCAGGAAAAGCTTCCTGGACCTTCTGCCTGATGATTGCATTTAATTCTCCGGATACCATAGCGTAGTCTTGTCCGGATTCTGGCTTGATAATTTTCTTCGCCATCAATCCTCGCCATGTAAATCCTTTTGCGGTAATACTATCTGCTTTTGTGCTGGTCGAAATTTCACGCACGATTCCGCCATATTCTGTGTCCGGAACATACACCATGCTTTCAAATTCAATCTGGCCGTTCCATCCAGAACGTGAAAATTTGATTTCGAAATCATTTACTGAATTTTTCTCGTCTGATCCAACTTCAAAGTCAATATCAGCATCCTTGACATATCCAAGTTCTTTTCCTTTTGGATCCGTGTAGATTAGCTCCATTTCGGCACACTCCTCTCCTTAAATACAGTAAAATCAAATCCGAATTCTCCATTCCAGTTGACTGCCAGCGATCCGGATGGAATTGGCTCGAAAATGCTTTTATCTTTTGCTCTTTTTTCAAAGATGTTCTGTATCGTTCCATTTCCAAGGTTCTTAGTTACTGTTTTCGCGCGACTGTTTACCGTAATGTACTCACCAGCACTCAGGGTATCGAATATCTGATACGGATAATTGTTGATTGTGATTTTAGGATCCGCGCACGGACCGTATATGATCAATTCGAAATTGCTACTTTGGAAATGATCAATCATCCAGTCTTGCACTCCGTTCTTTTCGCGTGTATAGTCATAGCTATAATCATACGGATAATCTAAATAATCGGAGGATATTTTAGGTTCTGTCGAAATCGGAAAGAAACTTCTTTTTTCTTCCGCACACCAGAACGGATATGGACAATAGATTTCTACCTTACAATCTGTTCTGCTATTATTTTCACCAGATACTTCGTTGCTTGATTTATAGATATAGCAATCAATATAGTATTCTCCATAGTAGATTCTTCCTGGAGACAAGTTCGCTACATCTCTTTCAAAAGCATCCGTGATCTTATCTAGGATTTCTTTTCTTTCCTCTACTCTTCCACGTACAGTCAGAGTAATTTCGTAAACTGCCGGATCTTTTGTAAAAGAATTTACCGTTACGCCCATTTTTCGTTCTGTCGTATTTGGATTCCACTCGTAAGAATGGAAATATCCGGAGGTCGGTTTCATTTTGTCTCCGATCAGATTGTATTCTTCTCCGTTCGAGCATACATATTTAATCTCGATCATTCAAACACAACCCCCATTTCTCTCAAAGCTCTTGCTACTTCTCTGTCATTCATGTTGATCACAATCTTGTCACTTCCTCTGGACTTCTGCTTCAAGTATTCAAGCAACTGTTCCAGTTTCGCTGACAAAATGCTATCTTTTTCGCTGTTCGCAACCGTACTTCCGGTAATAAGGTCTGCACTTGCCTTGAATGGTTCTTTAAGCGACCTTTGTAATTCGTTTGCCGCATTCGATACAAGCGATGTATTGTCAATCAATCCATTTGCGACTCCTGCATCAATCATTTTTCCGACAAACACACCCCACCGTGACGGAGAATGGATTCCAAAGAAACTGAGCACATTGTCCTTGAAGCTTCCGAGAATTCCTTTTACAGCGTCCCACAACATATGTCCAGCTGCACTTAGTCCGTTCGCAATTCCGTGTATGATATTGTGCCCAACACTCCCCCACGAAAAGCCTGTCGTGATCATTTGCTTAGCCGTGTTGAACGCTCCTTTAAGGATTTGTCCAGGTAAATGTACTAGTGCTTTTACTCCGTTAACAAGGAGATTCATGAGATTCTTTCCAACTCCAAGCCAGTTCATCGCATTCAATACGCTTTCTGCTGCCGTAAATATCTTTGGAAGATTTGCGATCAATGTCGGAATTGCATTTATGATTCCTTTTGTCAGCGTTATGAGAATTTCTATCCCTGTTGAAAGGATTTTCGGCATGTTGTCATTGATGATTCCGGCAATATTTGTGATAATCTGCGGTACGGTTGCAATTAATGTCGGCAGAGAATTTGCTATTCCTTGAGCCAGGTTTTCAATCAGGTTAAGTCCGGCATCTATCAGTTGTCCGGCGTTTGCTCTCAAATTTTCCGAAATCGTCACAAGCATTGGAAGAAACTGTGCGCAAAATGTCGGTATTCCAGATGTAAGTCCGCTCGATATTTGATTAAGTAGCTCAACGCCAACCGTTGTAAAACTCGTCAGCATACTTGGTATGTATGTCAACAAATTCGCCAGCATTCCTTGCGCTGCCACTATTGCTTGCGGACCATAGGTTTGCATCGCCTGTACTATAGCTTTCGGTAGTGATGTCATTACGCTGCCTATTGCCGGAATGACATTTGACGCAAAAGAAATCGCAGAATTCACAAGATCGTTTAAGGAATCTTCCACCGAAAGAATCGCATTTCCGCTTCCATCTTTTACACCAGTTAAGGATGCCAAGAAATTAGTCGCAGACGCTTTCATCATATTAAACGAACCAGCTATTGTCCCTTCCGCTTCTATAGCTGTCGTTCCTGTAATTCCAAGCTCTCCCTGGATCACATGAATCGCACTGTAGACGTCTGCCAGATTATCGATGTTGTATTCTACTCCACTGAGTTCCTGCGCTTTATCAAGGAGCCTTTGCATCTCCCCTTTTGTTCCGCCATAGCCGAGCTTTAGGTTGTCCAGCATCGTATAATTCTGCTTTGCGAATCCTTGATACGCATTCGTGATGTCTTCCATGTTGGTTCCCATTTTATTTGCGTTGTCTGACATGTCCGTCATTGCCACATCAGCTATATCAGCGGCTTTTGACGTATTATTTCCAAGCGAGTTTAACAGAGATGCCGCAAACGAGGTCGACTGCTCCATATAGGCATTTGCAGATAATCCTGCTGTTTTATACGCATTGATAGCGTTTTGATGCATCTTTTCCGCTGATTCCTTAAACAACGTTTCAATTCCGCCCATGCTCTGTTCGATTGCCGCACCCTCATTGATTGTCGATACAAGTGCTTTACCGATAGCTGCAGTCGCAATCACATTTTTGATTGTACTGACAAGTTTTCCGCCAAAAGAGGTTCCGGCCACTTCTGCCTCCGGTTCTATTGCCTGCTGTATCTTTCCGCTGATGCCTTGTGCGGAAGGTATGATCTGCACATATGCCTTTGCAAGTTCCGTTGCCATCTTATCCCTCCTCTCCTGTTAATCTCTTCCATTCTCGGTCAAATTCTTCTCCAGAAGCAAATGTACGAATGTCCTTATCTGGTTCTGAATCATCGCCAATTAGCATTCCGAGCAAGGACTTAGGTCTATTTTCTCCCGTGGTTCCGTCTTTTGACTGTAGCCATGCAGTCATCCGTGTTCCATCTGCGATAGCCGCCATGAGAATTTGTTCTGATATCGGATTTATTCCCGCTATTTTCATTTTGATTCTTGAATTATTCCTCAACCCACAAGAAAAAGTCGCTACCATTTTGCACGGTAACGACTTGTAATCATAGATATGATATGTTTCTGCAAGGTCACACAAGAGTGCGTCCTTGTCAAGATTAAGCATGTAGGCGAGGATTAAGAGTTTTTTCCTTCTTTTACGCTGTTGAAGATTTCTCCGATTTCGATCATCATTTTTGATGCTGGAACTCTTCCGTTTTCTGTTCTCAAATGCTCTTTTAAGCGATCCTTCTGCTCTTTTCCGAGAAGACGATTTAATACACTGGTTGTTTTTGCTGTATTTCCATTGTCCAACTCGCACAAATCTTCCAAAAGCTCATAATCATCTAATGATTCTCCGTCGATTTCGTACTCAAATCCGCTAGTTGTTTTTCCTGTCATTATTCGCTCCCCTTAATATACTCATAGTGTGTCTGTCCTTCTGCATCAGGAACGGCTGAAAGTGTTGTTTCGTATCCGATAGAATCATCGTCTTTGTATACAATATCTCCGATTTCCGTAATGCTTGCGCACGGAATTACGATACGTTTTACCGCTTTTTTCAGGATCACATCAATAACCCAGCTGCTCTGTTCCGCTTCGTTTGCATTTGCTTTTACAGTAATACCTTCTTTCAGCGTTCCGGAAACGTTTTTATCGCCGTAAACACTTTTCAGGACTTCCACATTCAGCGATTCGATAAAAGTTGTCTTGAATGTGTCTTCTTTGCTTGTCTGCATGGTTAATACTACATCTCCACCCCATGCTTTTTTATTGTCTGATTCCGGACTGTTGGAGTTTGTCAGCCCATCTTCTGAACAATATCCGAGTGTTTTAAAAGCCTCGTTCAATGCTGTAGTTGCATCCGTTGGCAGTACCGTGCCGAGTGGTGCTCTAAAAATGGCACCGCCGACTTTTGGCTTGCCAGTACTTACATTTTTTACATCTGACATCTTATTCCTCCTTAAAATATACGATATCGTACACTGCCTGATACCTGTATTTTTTTCTTGCTGTATCTGTATAGTTGTAGTCACTATTAAGAGTACACTTGCTGATATCGTTCCTACCTATTATATTTTCCATCGTGGCTTTCACTTGCTCATTTAAGACGGCCGTGTCGTATAATGTACCGGCATAGGACTGGATTGCCACTGTTGCACTGTCAATATGGTTCTCCTGTCCACTTCCAGTTTTTTCAACCAGGATGTATTTTTCCGGAAGTCCTGGCTCTTCTTCCAGCCTAACCGGTATTTGCAGTTGTTCTTCAAGATAGTCTTTAATCGTTTTTTCTATCATTCTTCTTTCCCATTGCTTTCAGTAGGCTGTTGTTTCCGTCATCTCCACACACTTTCACGACTGCTCGTGTCTGTGCAACGTAGTCTTCTTTTTCCGCCGTGCTCGATATCTTGTTTGCCTGTTCCATGAGAATTGCCCGCATCTCCGGTGATTTCATCAGTTCACGGACTCCTGCACGATTGAGTTCAATTTTTACTTTACTCATAGCGTTCCACCATCCATCTCTGATTCCATTTTCCCGGAACATTTTCATCAATTCCTTGCTTTGGCAGCCCAAACACTCTCCATGACTCTCCAAAAAAATCAACGCGGCAGTCTTTCCACGTATGATCATCACCTTTTGGAATTGCAATATCATACACTGCTTTTTTCCCAGTGATATTCAGCACGTCCAGGACTTCGGTGATTGCAGACGGAGCTACCAATACATTTTCTACATCAACCGGCATTTCTTCGTAAACAGGATGTCCAAACGGATCTGTTCCTGTTTCTTTTTTCTCATAGAGCGTTACCGTGATTCCTTTGATCATGCTTCTTCCTCCGTCTGTATTAAGCCAGAATATGGATTTGTGTAGTCAATTCGATTCCCGACGCCAAGGATTTTCTTATCCAATTTAGTCAGATACAATTCGCCGCTTCCATTTGCATTTGTCCAGGTCTGTGAATATACCATTGCTGTCGTAGTTGTCTGTGTCGTTCCAATAGGTACACCTTCTTCTCTGCTTCCGAGCGTCCGAATAACCATGTTGCATGACACTAATTTCTTTGCCTCATCTGTAGCATTGCGGTTATATGCATCAATGATGATCGCTGCATCCTCTAAGAGTGCCGTTACATAATCTGTATCCGAAATATCTGTTCCTTTTCGTCTCCAAATATCCTCGATTGATGCGTATATCATTGTATCACCTACTTTTTCGCTGTTTGCGTTCTCTTTCTGGTGTTCTTAGCTGATGCCTCTTTCTTTGCTTCGACTGGTTCTTCTATATCTGGAATCACTGAGTCTTCTGTCGGTTCTTCGAGTTCTTCCACAGGTTCTTCTGTATTTTCGGCTTCTGCAACTCCTGTTTCTGTTTCGCTATCCTCGGTCAAATCCTCGGTTTTTTCTTCAATAATCAGCTTAAACATTGTGGAGTCTAACACATCGTCAGACTCCACTACTATTCCAGTTTGTTTGTATAAATATTTCATATTACCCTTCCGCCTTCACGATCTTTGTAAATGCTGCCTGATCCATGATTCCAATTCCATATACAATTTCTGCACGAATTGCGATCTGATTCTGTCTCTGCAGATCTCCAAGTCCATCCGGATCACCGTATTCGATCAAGTGAGCGCCAATGGATCTCTGTACTCCCCATCTAAACGCATCAAACTGTCCTACGATTCCAAGTAACTTCGTATCTGGTGTGATTTCATTTTTTGCTGAAACTGTATCAGATACTGCTGCCTGCATTCCAGAGAAGTTAGTGAGGTTCTGCCCGAATCCGATTTCCGGATAAATCTTCCTTCCGTTTGCATCTCTCATTGTGGAAAGGCCAAATGAAAGAGTAGGATCCATTGCAATTCCGCTTGGAGTGTATCCGGATGAGATGATTACTCCTGCTGCCGCTTCAATTGCATCATCGTATTTTGCTTCTATCAGCTGGACAGACTGTGTTGTATCGATTAATCCTTCTTTTACCATATCTGATACTGTTCCGGTAAGTGGATTGATTTTGTGGATACCTACAAGGTCAAGTGCTCTTCCAAGAGCGATACCTGCATTAGATGCAAGATCCTGAAGGACTCCGATCTGTACATCTTCATCCGCCCACTGCACTTCCTGTGAAAATCTCATGGTAACCTGCAGTTTAAACGGATTAACTGTCTTAGCTGCATATGTTGTCGGAGTTGGTGACTTCTTTCCGCCTTCGCCTACCAGTTCCGCTTTCGGTGGTGCAGTTAATACCCACACCTGCTGCTTTCCGAACTTCTGTGGTCTTGCTCCGGATAACTGTGCCAGAGCAGAACCTTTCTGTGCTTTTTCAAAAATCCCCTGCGAAATCTCTGCTGGAATTTCAAAATCTGAACTAATGAGTACTGCCATATTCTTTATTCTCCTTTACCAAAAATCTGATGTGCAAATTCTCTCATTGCATCATCCGTTGTGTTATACTCTGTTGTCTTTTTCCTGTTTCCCTTAGTTCCCGGATAACTCTTTGGCTTCGCAAATTTCATAATCGCTTCTGCCTGTTTTTTACAGGTTTCCTCATCTTCCCCTGTCAGTAATTCTACCGGTACACCAGTGTCTTTTGCTGTTTTTTCTCTTACCTGTCTTACAGTGTCTTTCTTTTCAAGTGCGCTTAATTTTGCCTGAAGAGCATCGGACTTTTCTTTTTCCTTCTGAAGTTCCGTTTTATTCTGCGCCTGGTACTCATCGTACTTACTTGCCTTTTCTTTCAGGTCATCATAATCTGCATATTTCTGTCTTTCTCTCGCAAGGCGTCCCTCTATGATTGAATCCATTTCTGCCTGAGTAAATGTTTTGTCATCTGCCATCTTGTTTCCCTCCCAATTTGAGTGTTTTTAGTTGCCACGTTTAAGGCACGTGTTGCCACAAAAATAAGACGCGTAACCCTGCGCCTTAAAGGGAGATATCTGGATCACCGCCTTCCTACGGTTCGATTCGATCAATGTTATACTCAACAGCACAAGTGTGCTCGATTCTACATCCTCTTGCATCTTGCCATCTTTTCGCAAAATATGCGATATCTGCACCTGCTAAAAGTTCCAGAGATTTTCCAAGGAACTAGAGTGGCTTTGCATCCACCGGAGCTTCCTGGAAGGAAGAATCAATAACCTCTACTGGCTCTCCAATCTTCTCTTCTGCGCTCTTGATTGCTTTCTTACGTTCTGCAAGGATATCTTCATCAGACTTTCCTTTCATTGGCTGTGAAATAAACAATTTCTTCATAGATTTGTACCTCCTATTCTTCTGTGTGACATGTATTTGTTATTTTACCGTATACATCCTCATAAAGTTCCTGCTTGTCACCGTTATAGGTGTATTCGGCATAGATACCATCTCCGCTGATAGTGGTTGATGCAAGGCACTTATAATTCTGAAGTGTTTTGCACGACCATACTACGAATACATTTCCGAGATCGATCTGAGCCTCTGGTTTGTTCTTGTGGTACCATTCAACAAGTTTCTTCTGTGCAACACTCTCAAAATGTGCCATTCCTGTGATAATCATATTTTTTCACCTTGTCCTTTCTTAAAAATGAGTATAAAAATACCACCAACCGTTTCCGATCAGTGGCTTTTAATACCATATTACCGTTTTTTCTTTTGGTGTATTATCCATCTTCGCAATCCGTTTCAGTTCTCGCCTCACGTGTGGTGCTGCAAACATGCTTGCATTTTCATGTTCTACAATCTCTCCATCCGGAATTCGTATTTTCATAAAACCTGCCGGCTCTTTTCCTTCTGGATAGTAATTTGCCGAAATACTATCACTGACTTTTTTTATGTTTTTTAAGATTACCATAATATTCCAGCGCCTCCTTCGGATAATTATATTTTTCCGATGCCAATTCATGTGCTTTTACATGATCTATGCCCGGATTTTCTTGCTTAATTTTCATTTCCAACAACTCATGCTCTATCAAAGTTTTGTCATGAAGTTTAATGTCTTTTCCATTCATCAAGCGTTGCCAGCTCTGTGCAATCGCGCAATCTGGATCAAACTGCCTGCTTTCTCCCGTATCCGGATCTATCAAAGAATCTTCTTCAAATAAATATGCCTTAATTTTTCTTATGTCAGATTCTTCCTTACCGAGATTATCTGCTATTTTCTTTGAATCAGTTGAAAAATGTCTAATCTCTTCATAGTACATCTCCGCAAATTCATCAGCTTCTGCACTATTCAGATCTGTGATTCTCGCTCCTGATATCAGTATATCAGACCGCCTCAATTTTTCAAGTTTTTCCGCTTTTTTACTTGCGTATAATTCTCGTTTTCTCGCATTGATCACATCTTTATTCTGTGCATATCGCTTTCTCCGCATTTCATTGATATCCCCGTTGGCATCGTAATATTCTTCCAGATATTTATCCGGATCATAGCCTGCCACTGTGCTTTTTCCATCAAACCGGACCGCATACTCACAATCGCAATGTGCATGAATGTGTTCCGCGTGACCATTCCGCATGGCTTTCTTTGACATATACTGCCATCCTCTTGACGCAAGCGTAATGCAGAAAGCACAGGTATCTCCATGTGGTACCCAGGCAAACTGTGCCCCGTCACGCTCTGCATTTTTCAGTGTCGTATCTGCACCTACCTGTTTTACAAGCCTTGCAAGCGTTCCGGGAATATTGTTCGGAGACTGCTTTTTTGTTCCTTTTACTGCTTTCGCCACTTCCCCATAGTCCGGGAGATCTGCTACTTCTGCCGTAGGGACTATTACTCCCTGTGCCGCTGCTGTCGCTTCATACATCTGACACGATAATGCACCGATAGCCTGTCCATAGTGTTGTGACAGTGCATAGGCGTAGTCCAAAAGTGCTTTATCATTTTCCAGTCCATTCTTTTGAACCCAGGACTGCATCAGATCCGCTGCTTTCTGGCTAATCTGTGACATCTTCGTTATGTATTCCACCCACGCCTTCTCCGTTATCTGCATTTCCAAATTCCTCCGTCAAGATTGCATCGCCCTTTGTTCTCTGCTCCTGCGCTCTGATTCGCCGGATATCCGCCTGATCAAAGCCAATCATTTCAAGGAAAATATCTGTCTGTGCAAATCCTTGTCGCGCTGTCGCAATTTTGAGTGCTGCATCTGTAGTAGATGCCACACTTGGCATTGCCGGATTCTTAAAATGTGCAATCAGCTCATGTGTTTCTTCCGGAAGCTCATCTGGAATCGTTCCAAGTTCAATTGCAAGTGCCATCCGTCCAATCCGATACAATGCATCACCATTTGATTTATTCAGCTGTTCTGCCATAAGGATCAAGGTCTGTGACTGTGCAATAATTGCTTCACTGGAAGTCGGATTTGCATCATTTATCACACCAACATCCGTAACCGCCAATCCCGTTGCCGCTGAATACTGTGTAGCAAGCATCCGGAGCATCTGAACATGTGGTTCAATATTTCCCTGCGAAAGTTGCCCGAAATTCGGCTTTTCCCCAGTCTCCGGATTATTGGTACTGTAGAGAATACTTCCAACATACTGTTTGAATTTATTATCAATCAACATATCATATTGTTCATCTGACACCCCGAGCAGATATTTCTGTGGAGAAGTGGCAAATTCCAGTCCAATCGTTGCATTTGCGACTGTTCTTACATATCCCTGGATTAGTCTGCGGACCGGCTCTTTTAGCCTTGACTGACCAAATGGTTTATCGTTTGTTGCGTCCCAGATCAGAGCCACCATAAGTGGTTCTCCGAAATCATGGGGATTCTGCGTAGCATACCATGTACCTCCAATCCGATCCAGTTCCCAGATGTCTGTGTCTGTATAGAAATTTACGTGTTCCGGAGACCATGTAACATCCGACTCGTCTCTTCGCGCATCTTCAAAGGCAAATCCATATCGGATGCGTCCTTCGTGTGCATTCCACGAAGCTGCAGCACAATGCGGAGAATAAAACCGCACTCTTGCATCATCTTCCTCTCCGGATACCGCCGCAAATGCACAACCGTATTTCAGTTCTTCTTTGACCGTTTTATTGTATTCCGCTATCAAATGATTCCTTTTCATAATCTGATCCATATCTTCTGACTTTGTTCCATTTTCTGTAACAAACCCATCAAACATCGATCTTCCCGCAAGTACATCAACGGTTTTTGCTCCCCAGGCACATCCAATCTCAAGTTTTCCAAGACCTGCTGGCAATGCAATCCCAAGATTCACTTCATTCAGTGTGACTTTTCCGTTATAATAACGGCGCTTTTTCCTATTCGCACTTCTGTGATAATCATATATGTATTTCAATTCCTGAAGCCACTGTTGTTCTTCCGGTGGTAATCCTTCTACTCTTCCAAAATTTAACTCCATTATCCTATCCTCATCTTTCTGTTCGGATTTCGTTTCGATGTTCTGCATCCCCAAAGTGCAAGTGCTGCTGCTTCAATCGGGATTGAGTTTTCTCCACCAAATCCCCAGCCACCGGAAATCGGTCTTTTTACAGACGTAATTGCTGATTCATTCAGTATTTCTTGGTATTTATACCATGTTACAGTCTGTTCATTGATTTCCTGTGATAGCTGACTCGCCGCTGCTATCACTTCTTTTGCTGCCGGTCGAACAATTGACTGCTTATATTTCCACACCGGTGTTATCTTCTCTATCAGGAAGTCAACTCCATTTCTTCCATCGATCACCACACAGCTTGCCATCTTGTATCTCTGATTCAGCCAGTCCGCAAGCCACTGGATTCCTCTGTCCGTTGTTTTAAGCTCGATCAGTGAAATTCTCGCTTCCCCTACCTCTGGACAGACAGCTCCGCATAATGCTACCATCGAACCGTCAAGTGAAAACTTTACACCGTAAGCAGTTTTCCCTTCCGGTTTTTCTTTTTCCGAAGCACATTCTTCCCATTTCTTCTTATCAATTGCATAGTCCTGATCATTGTTGATTGGCGACCACCAGCCGAGACGCTCTCTTGCAAACGTGTCCGCATCCATCTGTTCGCACTCTGCAGCTATGGTTGTTTCTGTCATTCTTCTCCCCAGTGCCGGATTGCAATCCGCCCATCTCTGACGATCAGTAACATCTCCAATCTCTTTCACAGAATATTCTGTCCAGGCTGTGGATTTGCTCTCACCTTCCGTTGCCCGTTTTCTTATCTTCCGGAATACTGTGCCGGTACAATTTTCATCCGGTGGTGTTCCAAGATAAATCGTTTGTGGATTCCTTGACGCTGATATTGCCGGCAAAAAAGATGCCTGCTGCTCGCTTGTCAATTCCTGTGCTTCATCAAACACAAGACAGTCGCCATGCAGTCCTCGACCACCATTCCTTGTTCTGGCAACAAATACTACTCTTCCACCATTTTTTAGAATAATCTGTTCTCTTCCGAGTGCCGCCTTAATTTCTTTTACATACTTACGGAGTCCTCTGCTTTCAAACAAGCCGCGCAATTCCATAAAGGTTTCTGTTGCAGTTTTCTGCAGATGAGCTGTGTATATAACCCATTCTGCATACAGGATCATTCCGGATGCAATCCGCCCGGAAGTATCCAGTGTTTTCCCGTTCTGTCTTGGAACAGATAAGCCACATGTCGGCGCTGACCAAACATCATCCTCTGTACGCCCCATCCAATCATTCAGCACTTCACTCTGCCACGGATCCACAATCAATTTCCCGACCGCAAGCACTTTTACCGCATCGGGACCATCCGTATAAGCGTAATCCGGAACAATTCTATCGGACGGTGTCTGGCTTCCCATCAGCTTTTCGTGCCGACAGGATTTCTCCAATTTCGTCATCGTCTTTCTCCATTCCTTTTATTTCTTCAATTTCTTTGATTGTTTCTCTGTATTGCCTGGAGAGCTGTGGCATTGTCTTTGGACCATCAACAGCATCTTTCGCGCATATATCAATCTGTTTTGCGAGAATCAGTGCTAAATTTTCCAAGCGTTCCAAGCGGCTTCCCTCGCTTGTTACAGTTGCCATTTTCTTAGCTCTTCCCATCTAAATTCACCTTTCAAAAATTTTCCTGTGTGTAAATCGGCGCTGGACAGCGGTGGTCGCCGCCGCCGCGTGGCGGGGTACCCTCCCCACCCTCTGTTTGCAGTTCTCACCATTCCCCATCTGTAACGTTCATTTTGGGCTTTTGCTGGCTCCTTTGCATTTCATTCAACGTTTTATTGCTTTTCGCTGCGTTGCAACAGTAATGCGCCGGTTGCAGGTTGTTCCAGTCCTGTGCCGCTGCTTCACGTGAGTTATATCCAAACTCACGCCACCTTGACACCGGTTTGATTTCATCTATAACAAAAGACAACGGATGTTTACTATCGCTTGGTTCATTGTAATGTATGGGCCCAAGCCTGCCTTTACATATCCCGCATTCTCCACCTATTGCTTTAAACCTCGCCCGGTGTTTTCTTCTCAGATTCCCGTTGGCGCTTCTTGGGTTCCGTTGTTCCTTCATATCTTTTCCTCTGACGGTTTCTGTATCTGTAATAAGGAGTTCTAAAAAAGTAATTGCAACAAACAAATGTACTGATGTATGAATAAATTCTTTCCAGAGTAAACCGCCAAACCTCTTTCCGGAATTCACGGAATTCACGGCAAAGAAAAAGGCAACAATCTTTCGACTGCTGCCCTGTTTCAATTCTTTACCTGCATATACTATATCACAGGTTGAGTGTCGCATTCTATCGCATATTTAAAATTTTTCAATGCATCTGAATGCTTTTTATGCACATACTGCCAGCAATACCCGGTTCTTGCACAGATTTCTTTCCATCTCATAAGATCTATATAATGATAAGTTAGGATATCTTTCTCTGTCTCGTCTTCCATCTGCTCAATTCTTTCCCTGATCTCAGTCCTGATCCTAACTCTTTTCTTTCTCTGTTCCACCAGTTTCCGTTCCTGTTCGTCCACTTCTGCTGCATAATCCGACAGATCAGAAAGGTTGCTGCTTTTTGGCAGCCCATCTGCTGCCAGTGCTCCCGGAAGTATCCTATCCAGCTTTAAGCGTTCCAGCTCTTCCTCGATCCGCTTCTCCTGGCGTAATGCTTTGCCGTACTGTTTCAGGTATTCCTTTTTCTTCTCATTCTCTTCTTTCACTGTTTCCATCGATATACCCTCCCTGTCTTCCTGTCTCTTAATACTAAGACCTCGAATCCAAGCAGACTTGCTATATCTTTTAATGCTTTATGTGCTTCCTTTACGTGGTGTGGAATGCGGCTTGCATCCTGGATGGCTTTGCCTGCTGTCGGATCACGATATCCTTCCTGGTTTTTATACAATGTTTCATCACCTCCTACTCTATCATTGCCGGAATGAACAGCGCCCATAAGCACCACGCCGATCCCGTCCATTTCATTCCAATAATTACTGTAACTGTCGTAATTATCCATACAAGTATCTTTGTATATTTATCTTCCATTATCCTTTATACCTTTCCGGAAGCGGCATCCACGCCACAACCTTATACGGTTCTCCCTGTTCATCGAACCAGACACCTGTCTGGGAATAATACAGCGTTGTTGCTTTCTCCGCTCCCTCGATCGTCACAAGGAACTCCGCTGCATATGCATGCCGGACATAAGCCTCAATAAATTCCCGTTGATCTGGGAGTCTTTCTGTTGTTGGAATCCATCCGTTACTCATTATTCTCTGCCTTTCTTCATAAAATCACGGCAAATAATAGTGCTTCTTTGATCTTTCTGTTGTTCTGACTTGTCATGGATATTTCCTACTACTTCAGCATCAACCATTTTTATCCAGTACCCCAGATCTTTTCTAAAATCTCTTTTCTTGTCCCAGTCTACATAAAATCCGACATGGCAAGTCGTTGTACTGTCAAAGCAACTCTGATATTCGCCAAATTTTACAGGAGCATAATAATCACCATAATGGTATTTAATAATGTCGTTCTCCCATATCTTCCTTCCCTTCTTGTCTGTAAGTCCGGTGTATTGACAGATCGTATCCGAATCAACGAGATAGCCATTCTGTCTGCACGTATCTGCATTTTTAATGTCATATATAAACCATGCACCATATCTTTGAACCACATATCCCTCAACCCATTCTCCACCGTCAACTTTTTTCGCTCTAAAAAGAATCTCTCTATTCATTTCTCCTTCTTCCTTTCTTTCATGTACTTCAAAATTTCTTTTTTCACCATCTTGGCATATTTTGAATACTCGCATCCAAACATAGCGCATCCATAAAAAACTGTACCATCGCCCGGATCTTCATGATCTACACTCATTTTGCAAGAAGTGCACTCTTCAGGACTATGCTCTCTGCAATAATCTCCCATTGCCAGTAAGAAGTCTTCGATCTTAACTTTCATCCAGTCCGCCTCGCTTCACTATTTCAATTGCCATATTTATAGCGTGCTCTTCACTCATATCTCCATCCCAGCACTCATTGAGATATTTGCAA